TCAACACGAATCAGAAAATATGCGACGAAGATTGGAAGAAATGATGAGCGAAAAAATAAATGATCACTGAAGAAGATATAAAAGAATTACAAGAAAGAGTTTTAGATTTAAAAATGATAGAGCTCTTCGAAGAACCATCCACCTACGAAGACGAAGATTATGGAAATGACAGAATTTATTGATTTTATTTCGAAAGAACTTTTGATTTCTGTTGTGTTTATTGGAGGGGTTGTGATAGGTTATGTAAATGGTATAAAAGATTCTGGAGGTTTATGAGAAAACTCAACGATGTATTACTTGGAATCACGGTAGCAATCATTGACTTTATCTATCGTGGATTACCAATACAAAGATTTTGGGTGCTTGAAACGATTGCAAGAGCACCATACTTTGCTTTTCTAAGTGTGCTACATCTTAGAGAAAGTTTAGGATTAAGAACAGAAGCACACTACTTTCTAATGAAAGAACACTTCGCACAGACAATCAATGAAACCGAACACCTTATCGAAATGGAGTCGCGTGGCGGAAGCGACCGCTGGTTTGATCGCTTTTTCGCTTATCATCTGGTTCTCATCTATTATTGGATTCTGGTGGTTTATTATTCTATTGCTCCCGTTTCTGCTTATCACCTAAACGCAGGCATTGAATATCACGCAACAGAGACCTACTTAAACTACCTCTGGGATCACCAGGAGGACACCAAGATTGCTGAGATCGCAACTGATGAAATGAATCATTATATTGAGTTAAACAGAGCGATGGCAATGATATGATGTTATTAGCAAAAGCACTTTTATTTGTTTCAATTCCGTTTGTTTTAGCAACACTCTATTTCGGAACACGAGGAGGATACTATGACTCCAAAGATTACAAGGGAAATGGCACCGCACACTAAGGAGAGGTATCAATTTGCTGCCTCTGCTTTTGTTAGAATGTGGGGTCACAGTTCATTAAACGATCATAAAATTAAAGATTTTTGCCTTGAGTGGGCACATCGAGAAGAAAATGCCCCGTTAGATAATTTCCTTGTAGACCAATACTTTTACTACGAGTTCAAGACTTGGAGGGGATACTAATGTCACAACTACCATGGGGAGTGTTTATTATCCTTGGTATAGGACTAACAGGCACTGCCTACATCATTTATTACATACTTAAATTAGCATATGAGGAAATGAGGTCAGATTAATCTTTATTGTAAAACTTTTTATATTGTCTGAGTTTTTCTGCTTTCTTTTCTTTTGCTAGTAGTTTAGTAACCTTCTTGAGATTATCTTCTTTTTGAAAAGCAAAGTATATCTGCAATTCATATGGGGTAAGATCTCTATTCAGAAGTTTCTTACCTCTTACAAAGATCTGTTGAACAATAGGTTTCATCTTTGCTACCATCCATTCCACAAAAGATTTGCCAACAAGAGCCGCAGCAACAGAGGCAGTAGCAGTAGTCCCAGCAAGAATAACCTGCTCTTTAGGTGGGACTGGGACTTCCCCGATGATTGGTACTTCAATGATGGGCACTCCTAGATTTGTATTTGTATTATTTTCTTCGTTAGTGCCCTCATCAACTGGGGGGGTTTGAACGAGCTGAGGCACTTTAGGTATGGTAGGTTTAGTCTCAGGAAGACTTCTAGGTTTATCTCTTTCTTCTTCTTTTTCTTGTTTTTCTCGCTCTGCTTTTACAGCAGCATCAAACTCTTCTTGTGTCGGAACATCAACTGTTGGATACTTGATCCCTGTATTGGGAATCTGAACTACAGGTAGATCTAAACCACGAACAACAGGGACCGTTACACTTTTTGTGACAGGAGGATTGATGGTGGGTATAATAGGTGGACCACCAATGCCAATATTCCCTACTTGATTGGCATTTACTCCTATATTGGCAATTTGGTTGGCATTATTTACTGGGTCGATTGGCATTGACCACATCCTCAACTCTTGGATATCTCACTACAACATCAGAGCATATCTTTGCATAGGGTGATTGTGGATGGAAACTTACTCCAGCTTTGAGTGCTTCACCACACTTCAATAGTCTGACTAATTCAAAGTCAAGTCTTGCTTTATCTGCTTCTGCCTGTTGTCTTGCAATCTCTACTCTTGCTCTTGCTTTACACAACTCAGTCAGACCACCATCCAGAGGAAAGTTGAATCCCATACTGAATCCAGCATTTGCACTTTGAGTTTGGTAAGTAGTTGGATCTTGATTACCATTCAGACTTCCCATGACAAAGGGAGACAAACTCATTGTCGGTCCTTGACAACTAACCCCTGCTCCGTAGGTATTAACTGCATACGGCCCTTGGAGGACTTGGACTGCTTGGTTAGTAACGTTTCCTGTAGCAGAAGCAGTAGGCCCAGCAATGTTAGTATTACTAGGAGCTGTTTGAGCCAGCACAGGCGATACATAAAGTGTTACTGCGTAAAGACAGATATAGAGTTTGTTTTTGATTCTGTTTCTGTAGTTCGATCTATCCATGTTTCTTTTGCAATTCCAGGACCGAGGTATGTTTCACTAAACTGGAATGGCGCACCAGGGGTAGTTAACGTATAAGAATTTCCAGGAGCAGGTGTTCCTGTAAATGTAATATTTGTTCCAGTGACAGTATAAGACGTGCCAGTTGTATATTCAATCTGACGAATAGTTTCTATGATCTTTGTAGTTGATGTAGTTTCTGCTGTTACTGTGCCCCTGGTAAAATTAGGAACGACCGTATTCGCAAGTGCAGTTGAGTGGAGGGTGACAAGTGCAACCCCCGCACACAGGGCAGAGCTCACCCTGTTTCTGAAACTTGAGGTAAATCCATCTAAAGACATAACGAAGCCCTCTCATTTCTTTACAGATTCACGATTGGGTTCTTCTGCTTGTGTATGCAATGGACATGCCATTACAGGCATACACCAGAGACAGATGACTGCTAGGATAAGTAAGTTTCTCATTTGAATACACTGAGTTCGATTGTTCTTTGACCAGTAGCAGTGGTGCCAGGACCACCAGCAGTAACAGTAGGAACTGATGTGTTAGAAAGAGTACCAGCAAGAGTTCCAGCACTACCACTTAATTGAGTAGTAGAGTTACTGTAAAGATTAGGAGCAGCAATAGTTCCATTAGCAGCAGACTGTGAAGTCACAATAGCATCAGCAGCAGTATAGCTTTCTGAAAATGTAAATGCCTGACCAGCATTAGTAAGACTTGGTGTTGTATCTCCATATGCACCATTGGCACCAAGACCAAATGAATTATTACCAAGACCAAGTGCAGAGAACTGTATATTTGAACCACTGATAGAATATGATGCTCCAACCCTAGTTGATTGAATAGCAGCACCCTGGACTGTCAGTTGTACAGAGTCGGTAATTTTAGATGTGATTTCAGCGGCACTAACAGGAATAGCAAAGAATAACGAAAGGACAAACAGTAGTCTTTTCATCGTTCTATTTTATGAGACTATATGTATTTATTACATGTAATTTTTTCGAGAAATCCGAATAATTAATACGGTTTAACAGACCTAATAATCTTCATATTTACTGTTAAATAGTAACGTCAGATGCTTCGGGTCTGATTGTATTACTCGCTTATTGAGGAGATCGAAAATGTATACTACTAAGTTTACGTATAACACAACAAACATTGATAAATTCCTTTCTGATATTGACAAGTATTCAATCGGTATGGATGAATGGCTTCATAGGTTTTCTACTCTACATGAAACCAGTGGAAATTATCCACCATACAACGTAGTCAAAGAATCTAGTGTCGAATTTAGATTGGAAATTGCACTTGCTGGTATTGCTAAAGAAGATATTGAAGTAAGTACTGAATGGAATAAACTTCATGTTGAATCTAAGAGTCAAGAATCTACAGATGTTGAATACATGCATCGTGGACTTGCTAAACGTGGATTCAAGAGATCATGGACACTATCAGATGATATTGAAGTTTATGAAACAAAATTAGAAGATGGTCTTCTTACCGTAAGACTTCGTAGAGTCATTCCCGATCATCAGAAAAAAAAAGTATATGAATTGTGATATATAATATACAACTAAAGAGACTCCCAGTGGGGGTCTCTTTTTATTTGGAGGACAAAATGAATGTTTATGTAAATGTTACTAAATCTGGTTATGATGGAGAAAGTGATCTATTGACATTAGAGATACCTGCATCTTATACTGATGAGATTCTGAGATACGTACGCCCTATCGCAGAGCAAAAAGAAGTTGCAGAAATAAAAATCTTACAAGACATTATTAAAGAAGCAGTATTTGAAATTTCAAGGAGAAGTTATGAGCGTAAAGGTCGTAAGAACAAGAAGCGGTGAAGATGTCATTACAGACATCCGAGAAGTTGCTTTAACTGAAGATGAGCAGCAAAAAGTAATTGGATTTCAATTACTCCATCCTTATGTCGTCTGGGTTTCCGATGGAATGGAAGCTGAGGATGATCAAGGAAATATTCATAAAATTTCTAGTCCAGAAATCACTATGACTCCATGGATGCCATTATCTAAGGAGAAAAAAATTTTTGTGAGACCAGATGAAATCGTTAGTGCATACGAAACTTATCCAAATGTACTAGAAAAATATCAATCATTAGTGGAGGCAATTAATGGAATCGACAGTGAAGATTCTTCTTCTGAAGAACGGTGATCTAAATGATTATCTAATTGGAAATGTTACAGAATTAGATGAAGAGCCATCTATTTTAATTGAAAATTGTTATCGAATTGTTGAGTGTGCTGAATATGGAGATGATCAAGAAAAGATAGAAAAACGAGCATATGCTTTAGAAGCGAATCATATTAAAATTTCTGCTAGAAAAATTGATGAGGGTGCCGTAGATAAAGATTGGTATGTTTACGAGTATGCGATATTACAAAAATATCCAAAATTCTCGTTGCAGAGGGATCTGTTCTTGACAGGAGAGGCGATCTTTACTATAGTGGATCCATCCAAAGAAATCCTCTCAGCGTATCAGTCTATTAATGAGTAGTTTTTACACCAACGTACAACTTGCAGGAAATACCCTCCTTTATCGTGGGTATGAGAATGGAAAACCAGTCCAGTCTCGTACTCATTTTTCGCCTACGTTGTTTGTCCCTTCAAACAAAAAGGAGAAATTTAAAACACTTACTGGAGAGTATGTGAAACCTATTCAGTTTGAATCCCCCAAAGATGCTAGGGAATTTATTGCCAAGTATGAAAATGTTGAGGGATTTACTGTATATGGATATGAAAGATTCGTTTATCAATTTATCGCTAAGGAGTTTCCTGGTGAGGTTGATTACGATATCAAAAAAATGAAGATTTTCACAATGGACATTGAGGTTGCTTGTGAGAATGGATTTCCAAATGTAGAAGAAGCAGCAGAAGAAATGTTGTGTATTACGATCAAGGATCTTAATACAAAAAAGTTTTATGTTTGGGGTACTCGTGAATTTACTCCACCTGAAGGGGTAGAATTTTTTGTCTTCTGGACAGAGAGTGAAATGCTCAATCACTTTATTGGGTGGTGGACTGAAAACACTCCAGATATTCTTACTGGATGGAATGTCAATTTGTATGATGTTCCTTACATTTGTCGTAGGATTAATAGGGTGTTGGGAGAAAAATGGATGAATTCCATGTCACCGTGGAATCGTGCTAATGAAAGAGAAATCATTGTCCAAGGTCGTAAGAATTATGCATATGATTTGTCTGGGATTAATATCTTAGATTACCTTGATCTCTATAAAAAGTTTACTTACTCTGCTCAGGAATCGTATCGTCTTGATCACATTGCAAATGTCGAGTTGGGTCAGAAAAAGATTGACCACAGTGAATATGAAAACTTCAAAGAATTCTACACTAAAGACTGGCAAAAGTTTGTTGAGTATAACATCCAAGACGTAGAGCTTGTTGACCGTTTGGAAGACAAGATGAAACTAATCGAATTAGCAGTTACTATGGCATATGATGCCAAAGTAAACATGGAAGATGTTTACAGTCAGGTGAGAATGTGGGACACTATGATTTATAACTATCTTAAAGATCGTGATTTAGTTGTCCCCCCTCGCAAAGGATCTAAAAAAGATGAGAAGTATGCAGGTGCATATGTCAAAGAACCTGTACCTGGAATGTATGATTGGGTTGTGAGTTTTGACCTTAACTCTCTATACCCTCATCTTATTATGCAATACAACATTTCACCAGAGACTTTGGTTGAGCAGAGGCATCCTAGTGCTACTGTGGATAAAATCCTCAATCAAGAGATAGATATAACTGGTGAATACTGTGTATGTGCTAATGGTGCTCAGTACAGAAAGGACATACACGGATTTCTTCCCGAAATAATGCAAAGGATTTACGATGAAAGGACCATTTACAAAAAGAGAATGCTACACGCTAAGCAAAATCTTGAGCTTGCCACCACACCATCAGAAGTTATGGCACTTCAAAGAGATATCTCAAGATGCAACAACATCCAAATGGCACGAAAGATACAACTCAACTCAGCATACGGTGCCATCGGAAACCAATACTTTAGGTACTATAACCTGGCAAACGCAGAGGCGATTACACTCAGCGGTCAGGTCTCTATTCGGTGGATTGAGGATAAGATGAATGCTTATCTCAATAAGATTCTAAAAACCGATGGAGAAGATTATGTTATTGCTGCTGATACTGATTCTATCTATCTCAATCTGGGTCCTCTGGTTAAAAGTGTATACAAAGGAAGAGAGAAAACTCCTGAGAAAATTGTGCGGTTCCTTGACAAGATCTGTCACATGGAATTTGAAAAGTATATTGAAAGTTCTTACCAAAAATTGGCTGGGTATGTGAATGCATATGACCAGAAGATGCAGATGAAGCGAGAGAATATTGCAGAAAAGGGCATCTGGACTGCCAAGAAACGATATATCCTCAATGTGTGGGATAGTGAAGGAGTTAGGTATGAAAAACCAAAACTAAAAATGATGGGCATTGAGGCAGTAAAATCTTCTACTCCTATGCCATGCCGTCAAAAACTAAGAGATGTGCTGGTCATTATTATGAATGAAACTGAAGAGGCAACACAAAACTTTATTGCAAAATTCAAGAAAGAATTTACTGAGTTGCCAATCGAAGATATTTCATTCCCAAGATCTGTTAACAATCTAAATAAGTATTCCACACCATCTTCGATTTATTCTGATAAGTGCCCTATTCACGTACGTGGTGCATTGCTGTATAATCATCATGTAAAGAGACTAAAACTGACGCATAAGTATCCTCTAATTCAAGATGGTGAAAAGATCAAATTTATTTACCTAACAAAACCAAATAAGATTGGTGAGAATGTTATGTCATTTTTTCAAACATTTCCAAAAGAGTTTAGTCTTGATAGTAACGTAGATTATGATTTACAATTTAGTAAAAGTTTCTTGAATCCAATTCAGGGTATTTTGGATACAATTGGATGGAAAGCGGAGAAGAAGGGAAGTTTGGAGTTTTTGTTTGCATGAAAACTACGTTTATTGTTTCGTATCAGAAAGCATTTGGGTTTTCTCTACGGGAAGAAAAAGAGTTCGATACTTTATCAGATGCTCAATGGTTTCAACGTGCCATGAAACGTTCTAATTACATCACAACTATTCTGGAGGTGAAGAGGTGAATTTTTTACAAGATGTCGTAAAGGAGATTGGTAATGAATATGCTGCACTCGTTGCTGATGGTGTTGCTGCTGGTGACTGCGATTCTTTCGTTGATACAGGTAGTTACACTTTCAACGCTTTGGTATCAGGGTCGATTTTCGGTGGCATCCCGTCAAACAAAATTACGGCTATTGCAGGAGAATCGTCTACAGGTAAGACTTTCTTTTGCCTCTCTATTGTCAAACATTTTCTCGATAGCAATCCTAATGCAGGTGTTATCTATTTTGAATCAGAATCTGCTATTACTAGAGAAATGATCACCTCTCGTGGGATTGATGCAAAACGAATGATGATTGTGCCAGTCACTACTGTGCAAGAATTTCGTACTCAATCTCTACGAATCCTTGACAAGTATCTAGCACAAAAAGAAGGAGATCGGCAACCAATGATGTTTGTGCTTGATTCACTAGGAATGCTTTCGACTACAAAAGAAATTGAAGATTCTGAAGCAGGTAAAGAAACCCGAGATATGACCCGTGCTCAAGTTGTAAAGGCAATCTTTAGAGTGCTGACACTCAAGTTGGGTAAGGCAAATGTGCCTCTTCTAGTCACAAATCATACCTACGATGTTGTTGGTGCTTATGTGCCCACAAAAGAAATGGGTGGAGGTAGTGGTCTTAAGTATGCTGCAAGTACAATCATCTATCTTTCTAAAAAGAAAGAAAAGGACGGCAAAGAAGTGATTGGTAATATCATTACCTGTAAGTCTGCAAAATCTCGTATGACAAAGGAGAATAGTCAAATTGAAACACGTCTTTATTATGACCGTGGATTGGACAAATATTATGGATTATTGGAGTTGGGTGAGAAGTACGGAGTATTCGAACGTAAGGGGAATCGCGTGGTTGTTGGGGAATCTTCCGTTTATCCTTCTGTTATTCTTTCCGATCCTGAGAAGTATTTCACGCCCGAAATAATGCAAGCATTAGATGAAGCTGCACAGAAGGAGTTTATGTATGGCAACTGAGCTAAAGGATTATATTCGGTGTTATGACGAGGTATTATCGCAAGAGTTTTGCTCAAAAGTCATAAAAACTTTTGAGCATGATACTGAGCACCATACTAGAATTGATAGAGAACAACGACCAACTTTTACTGAGTTTAATCTATCAAAGAGATACCTTGATGCAGATCCAAAATGGATGGATATTCAAATTAATATTCAACAAGTATTTGTTGATTATGTCTCTCTGTATATGAAAGAGTTAGATCTTGGACCAGATTTTCCTCCAACATATTCTTTTGAAGAATATCGAATTAAAAGGTATGCTCCAAAGACAGATGAATTTAAAGATCATGTTGATGTTGGAGACTATGCTTCTGCTAGAAGATTTTTAGTATGTTTTTTATATCTTAATAATACTTTAGAGGGTCAGGGAAATACTGTATTTCCGAAACTGGACTACTCAATTCAACCGAAGTGTGGTAGACTATTGATATTCCCATCCCTCTGGTTGTATCGTCATTCTGGTCAACCACTAAAACAAGGATACAAATATATCGTTGGAAGTTACTTACATTATCTATGAATATTGAGCATACCATCCTGAATAACTTGGTATACAATGAGAAGTATTGCCGCAAAGTAATTCCATACATTAAGGAAAGTTATTTCACGAGTCGTGCTTGCCAGATTCTTTTTTCTGAGATCTCTTCGTATGTCTCTAATTATGATGCTTTACCGACTCCAAATGTGTTGGGTATTGAATGTGATAAGCGCGAAGATCTTACAGAAGATCTATATAAAGAGACTAATACTCTCATTGAAAACCTAATTAATGAGGACAATGATTATAAGTGGATCCTTGAAACATCTGAGAGGTGGGCCCAGGAGAGAGCGATTTACTTATCGCTTATGGAGTCTATTAAGATTGCAGATGGAAAGGACAGTGATAAAGACAAAGGTGCAATCCCGTCTATTCTTTCTGAAGCACTATCGGTATGTTTTGATAGTCATATTGGTCACGATTATATCGATGATGCTAGTTTGAGATATGATTACTATCATAAACAAGAAGATAAAATCCCATTTGATTTGGACTTCTTTAATAAAATTACAAAAGGTGGTCTCCCAAGTAAAACGCTCAACATTGCTCTCGCTGGCACTGGTGTTGGTAAATCTTTGTTTATGTGTCATGTCGCAAGTTCAGTGCTATTACAGGGCAAGAACGTACTATACATCACGCTTGAGATGGCTGAAGAAAAAATTGCAGAAAGAATTGATGCTAATCTATTGAATATTAACATCAAAGATCTTACTACTCTTCCTAAAGTGATGTTTGATAATAAGATCAATAACTTAAGTAAGAAGACCCAGGGTAAACTTATAATTAAAGAGTATCCTACAGCAGCTGCACATGTGGGTCATTTTAAGTCTCTTCTTAATGATCTTTCTCTTAAGCGAAGTATTAAACCCGATATTATTTTTGTGGATTACCTTAATATTTGTGCTTCCCAGAGATATAAAGGATCCGTTGTTAACTCATACACATATGTTAAAGCAATTGCCGAAGAATTACGCGGTCTTGCTGTTGAGTTTAATGTACCTATTGTCTCTGCTACGCAAACCACTCGTTCAGGTTTTGGCAGCACTGATGTTGATCTTACTGATACTAGTGAATCATTTGGTCTTCCTGCTACTGCCGATCTTATGTTTGCCCTTATTAGTACCGAAGAGTTGGAGGGTATGAATCAAATCATGGTCAAACAACTCAAGAATCGCTATAATGATCCCACAATGAATAAAAGATTCTGTGTCGGGATTGATCGAGCAAAGATGAAACTCTATGATGTCGAGCAATCTGCACAAGAAGATCTAGTAGACTCTGGACAAGACTATGATGAAGATGATAAAATGGATCTGGTAAAACGCTTTAATAACAAAAAAACCTTCGCAACCCTTAAGTATGATTGACACTAAAAAGTATGTTGAGTTTGTAGACACCACTACTTCTCTACCCAGTAAAAATTTTCCTGACTTTTCTTCTCGTCTTGCAGAACTTCAGAGAGAAAATTTTCCTACCGAGAGATTGCTTACTGCTGCTGTAGGAATGTCTGCTGAAGCTGGAGAGTTTACTGAGATTGTGAAGAAGATTGTCTTCCAAGGTAAACCAGTAAATCAAGAAAACTTGTTTCATCTGAAGCGTGAATTGGGTGATATTATGTGGTATGTTGCTCAAGCATGTATGGGTCTCAATGTCAGTATTGACGAGATTATCGAAATGAATGTTGATAAACTTATGTCTCGTTATCCTGGCGGTCAGTTTG